TGAGGAACCAGAGCCACGTAGTTGTAGTAGACGAACGATTTCTTTTGATCGTTGAATGGTGTCAAGGGACGTAGCTTCATCGGACCTTGGTAACCTGTCTCTTCTAAAATTTCCCTACGCAACGCCTGGACGATCTCCTCATTGCCATCTATTGATCCACCAAACTGACCATAGGTATTAGGCATGGCCGATGTCGAGGATCTTAGCTGAAGCAGGATACGTCCGGTGTCTTGAGCGATAATCAGAGCTCCGGTAGCTGCGTGATAACCACGAATACCAGGCACCCATTTTTCGTCCAGTTTATGTGCTTTGACGGAGTGGCCACCATGTTTTGACTTAAGATATTTTATGGCTGGACCATACTCAGGTGAGTCTAAAAGATCATCCTGCTCACCATCCAACACCTCTTTTAGAATAGCTGGGTCATTTTCTATGTACCGCGCGTGCTCGTGCCAAGGCAAGTGTACCGCAATGATGTCCGAGGGCTTCACTTCGTCCTGAAGAACAAGCGGCTTATCCCAATTCCTCTTGGGTACTTGAAACTCAACAGTAGGGACTTCTCCAGGAGTACCGTAGAATCCCTTCTCATCCGCATAGATGCCACGAGGACCTTCAATCCCTTTAGCGTGACTCATTTGAACGCCATGCTTAAGAATAGAAGGCACGTTACTTAATTCCGTTTGATGGTAGAGCCTTACATAACCAGGTTTGATCTTCGAAGTACCTGGAAGTTCCGGAAGAGTATCGTGAGCGGTAGCTTTAAGTCGAAAGACTGAGTTTATCTTCATCACTCATTCTTCCTTCATCTGATCGAATTTCTCAAGGTAGGCAGGGATTCTAAATCCCAAAGTCTGCCAGTACATGAGCTGTGCAGCGGGATCGATGTATGCATTAAGAGCTGTTGTCCCGGTCACCTTGGTTCCTGAAGCTCCATTACGAACGTGGTTCAGAATCTTACCAACAGCTTCAGCCATCTTCTGGAACACTACCATAGCAGCCTTTTCGTCCTTAGGTGGTTTCTTCTCAAAGACTTCCTGCATAAGCTGTTGGAAGACGTGTGTTCCCTTAGCTGTACGCAGTTTGTGGACCGTAGTTCCGTTGGGAGCACCCATCGACTTGAACAATGCATTTACCTGTGTTCCAGTAACGCGAATCGGACGACCCGTAGGTTTAACGTAGGTGAATAGCGGGTCTTTAGCGGTCTTACCTTGTAGCATTTGAATGATTGCTGCAGCCACATACTTCTGGTTTGCATTTGCTTTCAAAATCTTGTGCACGGTATTAACACCATCCTTACCTTTGTAGCGAAGGACGATGTTACCACCAGAATCGACCGAGGCATGCTTCACCTGGAGAGTGGATATCCCATATGTCGATTGACCACCTGCTGCATTACCCATCGAACCAACACGAGCGGAAAACTCGTAGAGGATTTCCAGTTCAACAGCAGCAACGCAACGGATGTCCTGAGGATTGAATTTCCGGACCAGGTTGAACCACTTCTTCTGCATCGATTGCAATTTTGGCAACAGATCGGCTACCTTGCTAAACTTCTGCCTTGCCTGCGCCTTCTTGTAATCCATGGTGTAGAACGGAGCGCTACCTTGACCATCAGATTTGATTGCCAGGAATACGTAATCTGCACCACCGGGCTTGCCATACTTCGGGTTCATCTCAACCGAGGGGAAAGTGATAACGGAAGGGACGCCGTTAATCAGATGACCATCGTGAGTGTACATCCTAAGCAGATCATCTACCTGCCCAGTGAATCCAAGAGGAAGCATGTGATCGATACCATTCGCGTGCAGGAATGCCAGGAGCTCTTCGTACGGAACAGTCGAATGACCAGAGTTACGTACATAACTCACTGCTGCGTCTTTCCAAATCTGATTGTGTTCCCTGCGGTACAACAGATATTGCTTATACGCATCCGGCTTCAGGTCCTTGACCTGTTTTGCTTCATCTAGAGTAAGTGCAGTATCGTCACGACCAACCAACTCGTACACAAGTTGTCGTAAGGATTCGCTGGTCTTCCTTTGTGTACCGACCTTTGGTGCCATGCGCTTGGAGATGTACGGGTTGTTCATCATACCAGCAAATTTCTCAATCTTCTTCAGGGCAATCTCTGAGTCGGTGCGTAGATATGTTATGAGAGCTTTGAGAATTTCCAACTCTCTTGAGGTATAGCGTTCGTTCGAACGGAATGATTGAAATTCCTGCTTGAGTTCCTCTCCGAGTAGCGCTAGCTGCTCTGCTTTCGAGCGTCCCGTCAACGCGGCATTGAATGCATTGCGGAGGGCAGGCAATTCCTTGCCCCATTGGGCAATCACAGGCTTCTGCAGATGCTTGAGTTCTTGCTCGGTTTCTTCGTCCGGCCGGCGTTCAGCACCGTTGTCCTTGTAGTCTATACTCAAGGTGTAGAGGGCTTCCAGCAAGGAAACAAGCTGTGATGCAGTAACGAGGATGGGGTTCATATTGTGCCTTCTAATTCTGAATGACAGGATTCGATGGCATCAAATTGCATTCGAAACGACGCAGAGATGGAAAAAGACCACCCTTACTGCTGGTGGTCTTTTTGTTTACTCTTCCTCGTCTCCGTCCTCTTCTTCCGATTCCTCGCTTTGAATCTCATCAAGACGAGTATCTACTTCGTTAAGAAGATCGTCAACGTGATCCTTCAGCTCATCCAGATCGGAATAGAACAGTTCCAGTTCATCGTCCTCTGCGCTATCAAACAGTTTTGTCAACTGTTCCTTGATATCATCAATCGGCTTACTCATCACCAAGTCTCCACTTCATCTTCGCTACCATCGGTTAACATATCCATATCATCCCCGGTAAGAATGGAATCCATTGGGTCTTCAAGAACACTCATGACCATACCTACTCGCTGCACCTTCTCTTCAAATTCTACAGACTCCTGATCCAGCTGTGGTCCACCAAACATGTTGGCATACATTGCTTCTTCCGGCGGGATGAAATTCGGACCCTTCAGGAATTTTCCGTTAGCGTCTTTAATAGGATTACCATCTTCACCCAGCTTGGTGAAATTCGAACCCATAATGATGGCCAGGTTCTGTTCGTGCGGTAGGCCAAACTTCAGCGCTTCAGAACGAATGTAGACATTCATATCACCAAGCCAGTCGGCAAGCATTACCAGGATCTGACGATCCACCTCATCTATGCCACCATCTTCCCACGCGATAGAAAGGATGTCTGATATCTCAATAGCGCGTTTCGGTTCGATACCAGCTGCGATGGCGTCATGTTGAAGATTCAATCCGTCCCACACCGTCGCGCTTTCTGTGCTGAGTGCGATCTCACGCTTGTCCAACACGAATTCGATTTCCTTACCTTCCTTCATTTCCTTCTCGAGTGTCTTGAGAAAGCCTTGAACACGCTTCAGCGGTTGCTCGTTAAGGTGTTCGGCAGAGAGCGTCGGAGCCGAGTTGATTGGCAGTTCGTAAATCTCATTCTGCTTCTTGATCGCCCACAGAAAGTACGACGACGCGGGTACGCCGGACTCTTCAAACTCATTCGAGAGACGACCAACCAGGCTTGTGAATTTATCCAGATCCATAATTCCTCATACAGTGATGTTAGGTTTGAACTACCCTAATATTTACTGTATGAGAAACTACCAATCAATACTCGTATGCACCTGTAAATATCTGCCACGATCAACCAAAGGTATTTCAAATAGCCAGACAAGAATATCCGTCTCATCCAAGGATGTACAGACAACTTTTTCCTCAAACTTATCAACCAAGATATATTGATCCGGATAATTCCTCTTCCACTCTTCATGCCGATCAAGCATATCCGCGATAGGATGCGCGAACCACTTAGGGCTATTGTTCTCTACATCCAAAGCTGCAGCTTTAACCTGTACGGCGGTAAGTATGGAGATCACAGTTCTCAAATCTCCAACTGAGACCTGCGTAGAGGCACCAGACCCCATGAAGTGAAGAGCGATGTCTCCGTCCTCCATGGCATCTTCAGCTAACTCTTGCTGCGCCTCGATCATTGCCCACCAGGTGGCGAAGCTTGAGATAGCTTTATGCTCTTCATCTGTAAGAGTAAGAAGATTCACTAGTCTATCATTTTTAACTTTGGTCATTGCTACTCCTTGAGGTTGAATGCGTGCATGAGGATGAACCTTGCTTCCTCGATCAACTTCTCTTTCTCTTCAATGTATCCCTCGTCCCCCCAGAAATGTAGATCGAATTCTTCCTCAGTCCACTTGGGATATTCTTTAAACTTTAACGCTTTTGCCGACTTCTCCGCCATCTTTTTGATATGGGACAGCATCGTCACATCTTCTTCCAGGAAATAGAGGGGACGGTGTGCACCTAGGTTTTCCCAACCTACGCACGGTTGGAAGTACCAACCAGAGTGTGAGTTATGGTTTATGTATCCCGCGAACTTATGTACCCACTTTTCTATAGGAGCTCTACGCGGGGGAGGTGGATCTGGTTTCCACTTTGACTCCGGAGGAATTCTAACCATCTAACTCTCCTTATGCTCGAGTATTCCACGAGGCATCCGCATCTTCCTGCGACTTGTATCCGAAGATACCCATAGGGCAAACGTGTCGGGTGTTGTCCTTTAAGGACCACTCTTCATTCTTCACCCATCCACTGCACATGACAGAATAGCCTTCCATGTCACCATCGGGATAACGTTCAGCCTCTGCTGCACAGAACGGACATGCCTTAAGACCAGTCTTCGG